TCCAGCGTTTCGCTTGTGGCCCTGCAAATCTTTCGGGAACCATCACGGCATTGAGCGGAGCGGTGGAGGGCGATTCCTACACGGTGCAGTTCTTGGGGAATGCTGGCCTTGGGTCGGTGCAGACCACTTTCACCTTCGGCCCCTGCCAGCGGTTTGATTCCATCCCCGTCCATTTCGTCAACAAGTACGGTGGGATTGATTCGTACACCTTCACGATGAAGAACAGGAAGCGGGCCAACATCCAGCGGGAGGTCTTCGGGTACAATTCCGATGTGTACGCCACGACCACCTACAACAAGGTTTGGGCGGGGTCGTTTGACTTTGTGTACGCTTTGAATAGCGATTGGCTGACGGATGCAGAATCCGAGTGGCTGATTGAAATGGTGCGGAGCGGGTATGTGTGGCTTGAACTTGGTGGCCAACTTGTGGAAGCGGTGGTCAATGCGAACCAGTATCAATTTGTAACCAGACGGAACGACCGCCTCACGCAGTTGCAGATTGAGGTAGCCGTAGCCTACGATAATAACATCCTATGAGCGTAACCCTCATAGCCTACCCGACGGCAACCTTCATCGACGACCTAACGGCGTGGAACAACTTCAACACCCGTGCGACTGCCGATGGAGCCGATGCGGTTGAAGCGGCCTGCTTTGACTGCCTCTACCTGCGCTTTGCGGGGCTGAATGCCATGCCTGAACTCGCCTATGTGCTGGACACGATGGGCGGCACGGATATCGCCGTCACCTATTCCATCGGCGACATTGAAGATGTCACGAAGCAACGGGGGTCATTCTCAAAGACGATAACCCTGCCGAACACCCCGACGAATCGGGCCTGCTTTGCGTATGCCTACAACATCCAATCCTTCGTGGGTGGATTCCAACCCAACAAGCGGATTCGTGCCGCCATGTGGGAAGACGGGGTCCAAGTGTTCAGCGGAGTGCTGCAACTGCTCTCCATGAGCAAAACCAAGGGAACCGTCACCTACGAGGTGGGGTTGTTCACCGATAATGTGTCCCTGTTCAAAGCCATTGAAGGCAATATGCTCGTCAACACGGCGGGCGTTACAGGCATGAACCACACGCCCAATAGCGGCCATGTAAGCGGAACCTGGACGGCATCGGGTGCGTTGAGTAGCGGGTATGTTTACGGGGTGGTGGATGCGGCAGGGTTCACGGACATCTTGAACCAAGGGGGCGGTTGGTTCCAAGCCCCATGGTGGAGGCTCGGTCCCAGCATTTATGTCAAGAAGATGGTGGACCTCATCTTTGCCGAGGCGGGGTTTCGCTATTCCAGCACATTCTTCAATTCATCCTTCTTCAACAAGTTGGTGATGCCCTATGCGGCGGGAACCATGCCGATAAACCTATCGGGGTCCAATATTTTTGCAAGAGGTAGTGGGGCGAATTATTCTGCCGTAACGGGGTTCCTGCTTTTTCAAGACGATTCAACGCCTCCGCTTTATGATAGGCCAAACTATTGGGTCGCATCGTCAAGCACATTCGTGTCGCCAAATTTGACCACTCGGTGGAATATTAGGGTAAAATTGAAATTTACTTGGTCCGCACCTGGGACAAGGCTTCCTTTCGGTATATCGTTAAGAGATACAACAAACAACCAAAATATAGCCCTCATACCAGCATTAAACAATGATGGCTCATGGAACTCAATCTTTACCAAGGATGCGTTTCAAGATGTGGTTTTTTCAAATATTTCAATTCGTGCGGGCATAAATGTTAGGCTCATAGTTGATTCGCAAGTGGCGAGTTTTGACCAGCAACCAAATTGCAGCATACAATTTGAGTGCCTTGAAAATTGGACCAATGTTGGCACGCTGGATATGCGGACGGCCCTGCCTGCCGATGTCAAGCAGTCGGACCTCCTGCAAGATTTGCAGAAGATGTTCAACCTGCAGTTCATGCCCGACCCCCAAGACCCGAAACTGCTCTACATCGAGCCGTGGAAGGACTTCTATTCTAGCGGGTCGGTGGTGGACTGGTCGCAGAAATCGGACGAGAACGCAGAGCAGAACCTCACCAACGGCGACCCCAACGCCTACACCAACATCGTGTTCAAGTACAAGGACATGGGGGACTATTTAAGCAAAACCTACAAGCAGTCCTACCCGCTTGCAAGGGAAGGCTACGGCGGGCGAATCTTCAACACGGGTAACTTTTACGGCAAGGGAGATAAGGTGGTTGAAACCTTGTGCGGCACTCTTATCCCCGCATCCTTCAGCACCGACAAAATCGTGGGCCGTACTTGGGACATCGACGGAAGCCTCGCAAGCGGGACCATCAAGCCCCTGCAAACGGGCTACCGATTGGCGCAATACAACCTCATCGAAGGACAGACCGAGTGGGCCTACCAATACGGGGTCAGCGGGAATGTTGCCTTGTCGGTCGGCATACTCAAGATGCCCTTCGTATCCCACATTGACAACCCGTACGCCCCGAATGTGGACCTCGCCTTCGGTCAGCCAAGGTTGGTGTACTACAACGCCGTGAACGCAAGTGGCAACCCGTACGCCTACACCAACAACAACCTCTACAACACCTACTGGCTGAACTACATCAACGAAACGGTGTCCCAAGAGGCCTTGCAGTTAGAACTCACGATGCTGCTCTCATCCGTGGACATCTACCAACTGGACTTCCGCAAGCCCGTGTACTACGGCGGCATCCGTTGGCGGTTGCTGGAGATTCGTGACTACCTGGTCGGGCAGATGAAGCCCTGCCGAGTAACCTTGCGCCGCATCCTGAACCTGACCGACTTTGCGGCAACCACGACCACACCGATTGCAAGCGACCCCGAATTCCTGTTCAACGGCCCGATAGACCCCGACCCTGTGGACCCAGGCTATGAACCCCCCGTAAACCCCGAACTACCCTCCGAAGGATAACCATGGCAGATGTAACCAAAGAAATAGTCCTCGAAGTAGGGCTTAAAGATTCCACCGCCGCTGGCACGACCAGCGCAAAGACCCGCCTGCGTGAATTGCAGAAGACCCTTGCGGACATGGCCCTTGCAGGCCAAGACGGGACGAAGGCATTCCGTGAGATGGAGAAAGAAGCGGGACGGCTCAAGGACCAAATCGGGGACACCCAGCAGAGGATTAAGAACCTCGCCTCGGACACCCGAACCATTGACACCTTCGTCGGGGCTATTCAAGGCATCACGGCGGGATTCCAAATCGCCCAAGGAGCAGCGGCACTATTCGGAGCGGAGGAAGAAGAACTGCAAAAGTCCTTGGTCAAGGTCCAAGCGGCCATGGCCCTTGCCAACGGGGTGCAACAGGTAGCCAACCTGCTGAACAAGGATTCCATCCTGATAACCCAAGGTCAAGCGGCGGCGCAGGCATTGTACGCCGTGGCGGTTGGGACCAGCACGGGAGCGATGAAGGCATTTCGCATCGCACTCCTTGCAACGGGTATCGGTGCAGCAGTTGCCGCCGTTGGTCTGCTTGTGGCGAAGTGGGACGAACTGACCGCAGCGGTTCGTCGGTTCTTGAACCTACCCGACCCGAAGCAAAGGGCGGCGGAGCAAGCCATGGCCCTACAACGGGAGGAAGCCCAACTGGAGCAGTACCGCCAAGCATACGATAGGCATACCGATAGCCTCATCGCTGCTGACGATAAACGCAAGGCTCGACAGGAGCAACGCCGCAAGGACGAAGAAGCGGCCACCAGGCAACGCTTGCTGAACCTGCAAGCAGAAAACAACGCCATCATCAAGTTCGTGGAGGACTTGAACCTGACCCTCTACGAGATGGAACTGGACCGCATTATGAAGCAGGACCAACTCCAAGAGGACCAAATGCTCCGCAGGCGTGACGCTTATCTTCGGGATATCCGTTTGCGGAACGATGCCGATGCCAAGTCAGCAGCGGGGCAAGCACAACGGGAAGCGGACCTCGCCGCCCTTCGTGAGCAGTATGTCGGGCAGTCCTTCGCCGTCATCGGTGACATTATCCAAGCGAGTGCAGGCAAGAGCGAGGAAGCCCAACGGCGGGCCTTCAATGTGTCCAAAGCCGCAAGCATCGCCCAAGCCATCGTCAGCACTTACCTTGCCGTCAACTCGGCCTTGGCTATCAAGCCCACGGAAACCGTCTTCCCAGGTCAGCGATTCGTGGAGGCAGGTCTTGCCCTTGCCGCAGGTCTTGCGAATGTGGCCAAGATTAAAGCGACCCAATTCCAAGGCGGTGGAGGTGGCGCACCAGGTGGAAGCGTAATGGGTGGAGCATCGGGTGCAAGCATGACCCCGCCGCCCATCTTCGCCAACCCCCAAACGACCAACCTCGGAACGGGCGACCTGTCATCGGGTCAGGGCCAGCAGAACCAACCCATGCGGGCCTATGTGGTTGAGCGGGACATTCAGCAGACCACCAGCAGGGTGCGCCGCTTGTCCGAATTTGCAACATTAGGCTAACCGCTACATATCCCACCATGGAACTTCCCGTGTACCGAATGACCGTGGACGAAGTGGACGAAGGCGTGCAATTCGTGGCCCTCGTTGATATGCCTGCGATTGAGAAACCCTTCCAAGCCTTCGCCAAGACCCCGCAGAGATTCGCTGAAACGGGAGAACGCAGGGTGCTGACGGGACCGCTCATGCTGGCCGATACTCCGATCTACCGCAAGGATGACACTTACGGGGAGTACTATGTCGTATTCGACAAGGCGACCATCCGCAAAATCGTGCAGAAGTACTTCAAGCAGGGAAACCAGCACAATGTGAACGCTTACCACAATGCTGAACTGGATGGGGTCTTCATGTTTGAATCCTACATCACCGACACCGAGCGGGGCATCCTTGCGCCCAAAGGCTACGAGGACACCCCCGACGGGTCTTGGTTCGGGTCCTTCAAAGTCGAGAACGACGAGGTGTGGGAGAACCGCCATGCCTTCAAAGGTTTCTCCGTGGAGGGGTTGTTCGGCATGAAAAATACAGGCACCGAACTTGAGGTCGCACTTGCTGGCCTCGCAGACGATTTGACCAACTTTTTGCAACATATCAACCCAACCTACAAATCCCTTTAATCTATGAACCTAAAAGCAGCCATTGACACTTTGCGGACTGAACTCCGCAAGTTCACAACCCAAAAGCAATCCTTTGCCGACTACAAGTTGGTAGATGGAACCGTTGTCCGAGTGGACGGCGACCTCGTTGCAGGTACAGCCGTTTATGTCATCACCGAAGACGAAACCCTGCCCGCTCCTGACGGAGAGCATCAAGTCGAGGGCGTTGGTACAATCAAGACCGAAGGTGGCAAAATCACCGAAGTCGTTGTAGCCGAAGCCCCAGAACCCGCCGAGGAAGTCGCCGTTGCTGCTGAGATAACCCCCGAAGTTGCAGGTGAAGTGGTGAGTGAAATCGCCGAAGGCTATCCGATGGTGGACCCATTGATGGTTGAGGAAATCGTCAAGAAGCACCTCGTCAGCATCATGGAAGAACTGAAGGCCGCCTACGCTGAAATGGGTAAAATGAAGGAGAAAATGTCCGCATTTGCCTCGCAGATGGAAACCATGACCGACATCGTGGAGAAGGTCGCCGAACTCCCATCGGAAGCCCCCAAGCCAACCGCCTCCGCTATTGTGGAGCAACGGAAGACCGCCGCAACGCAGAACTTCAACGCCCTCGCCCAAGCAATCCAAACTCTCAAAAAATCCAATTAATCTTTAACCCCCCAAACAAAAAGCCATGGCATTTTCATTAGCATCGCTAACCGCTTACACCGACCAGGAGCGGTTGCCCCTCATCACCAAGGCGGTATTCTCCGCCCGCACCGCATCTTTGTTCACCAAGCAGGTGGGCATCAAGTCGGCTGCTACCCTCAACCTCATGGACACCGATGCTGCCTTCCAATCAGGAACGGCTTGCGGATGGAATGTCGCAGGTGCCGCTTCGGGTACAACCACATTCACGCAGCGTACCATCACCGTCGCTCCCTTGAAAATTCAAGAGGCTCTTTGCCCTCGCTCCTTGGAACAATACTGGATGCAAACCCAGTTGACGCAAGGCTCTACCTACGACGGAGTTCCTTTTGAGCAGGCTTACGCAGAGCAGAAAGCCCTCCGCATTGCCGAGGCTTTGGAGAACGCAATCTGGTCAGGTTCTACCCTGGTGACTGGTTTGCTGACAATCTTGAACGCTGCATCGGGTTCTACCGTATCGGGCAACACCGCTGCCGTGTCTGCCTCCACTGGTATCACCACGGGCAACGCCATCAGCATTTTTGACAACATCTACAACCGCATCCCGCAGGCCATCTTGACCCGCAATGACCTTGTCATCTTCTGCGGCTGGGACACTTTCCGCACCTTGATTGGAGCGTTCAAGTCAACCGCCAATGTGCTATACAACCAAGTTGACCTGCAAGGGTTGGCCGATGGTGACATCATCTACCCTGGTACTAATGTCCGTGTAGTTGCAGTCCCAGGTTTGCTTGGTTACAACCGCATGGTTTGCAGTTACTTAGGTAATTTTTTCTATGGGACCGATTTGCTTTCCGACGAAGAGCGTTTTGAACTGTTTTGGTCACGCGATAACGACGAAGTACGCTTTCAGTGTGCCCTAAAAATTGGAGTGAACATAGCGTATCCAGACCTCGTTGTTGACTGGAGATTGGCCTAAGTGTAAGGGGGGCGGGTAACTGCCCCCCGCTTTTTATTCTTGCAACTCACAAAATAAATATACACTATGTCTTGTTCCTTAACTACGGGCTACGCCCTCGGATGCCGCAACTCGGTTGGCGGTATCAAAACTGTCTTTGTCAAAGCCTTCGTCCCAAGTGGCTCGGTTTCAACGAACCTAAGCGGCCAGGTCACGGGCTTCATCCCGACCTCTACATCGGGGTCTTGGTTTGAGTACGACCTCACAAAGGCGACCTCAAGCATGACCGAAACCATCACCGCATCAAGCGAAAATGGGACCATCTTCTACGCCCCTGAAGTAACATTTACCATCAACAAATTGCAGACCACCGTCCGCAACGAACTGCTCCTGCTCGCAAGGGCAAGGGTCTATGTCATCGTGCAGGACAACAACGACCAATACTGGTTCCTTGGGGCTGCAAACGGGTTGGAGATGACCGCTGGAACGGCGGGAACTGGGACTGCATTCGGTGACCGTAGCGGCTACGAAATCACGCTTTCGGGCATGGAGCCGAACTCTATGCTGAACATCGCTACCACGGTATTTGCAGTTAGCACGGCGCAAATAGCGGGCGGGTAACTATCTTTGACCTGCGGGTTCTCATACGCCCGCAATGGTTTAGTGGTCTGGGCCATCTCGCAAGGGGTGGCCCTTTTTTTTGTACCTTTGGGCATGAGAATTTGCATCGTTTACAACGCTCACCCAACGGGGTGTTCTTTCTACCGCTTGGAGATGCCAAACGCCTACCTTGGCGACAACTACACGGAGTTCGATTATGTCTGCGTGGACAACATCGCCAATGTCAAGGATGAAGACCTAAAGACGGTCGATGTGTGGCTTTTCAATCGTCTTTGGTGTCAAGGTACCTTGGAGCAAATTCGTAAGGTTTACGAGGCTCTGACGGCCTTTGGGGCGAAGGTAATCTTGGACCTTGATGACTACTGGGTGCTGGAATCGGGCCACATCATGTATCGGCACTATTTGTCCACCAAACTTGACGAGCAAATCCGAGAACACATCCGCTTGGCCGACCATGTGACCACGACCACGGAACACTTGGCGCAGAAGATTCGCCTGCTGAACAAGGCCGTTACCATCCTGCCGAATGAGCCGTACGAAGCATATCAGCAGTACCTCCCTGACACAACGGCCGAACCCGAACCGCACCTGTTCAAGATTGGCTGGTTCGGAGGGGCGCAGCATCAGGAGGACATTGCACTCGTGGAGCATTCGTTTTCCCTGCTGGCCCATGACCGTTCCCTTGACGGCCGTTACAAAATCTACCTTGGCGGGTGGAACGATGGGAACGCCGTTTACGATGACTACGAGCGGATGCTATCGTGCAGGGGGTTAAACAAGAACTACGGACGCATCCAAGCGGCGGACATCTACTCCTATGTGGGCGGCTACAACTTCATCAACGCCACTATCGCCCCGCTCCGAGATACCAAGTTCAACCGCCTCAAATCGGAGTTGAAAGTCGTTGAAGCAGGCTGGATGGGCAAGGCGATAATCGCATCCGAAACCATCCCCTACACCGACATAATCACGCACGGCCACAACGGGTTGCTCATACCCTACGGCAAGAAAGACGCTTGGTATAAGGCGGTGAGGAAGTTTGTGAACGAACCCGACTACGCCAAGGGGCTTGCCATGCAGTTGTCCAAGGATGTAAGGGAGCGGTTTGACATAACCAAGACCGCCGAGCGCAGGGCCGAACTCTACCGAAGCATCGGGCGCAAATTGTGAAATTCGGGCGCATCCTACATTTAGGGATAGCGTGATTTACCTATCCCCCAATTCTACCAACACCATCGTCGTCACTTGGACGCAGCGGGCCTCATCGGGGGACCGTTACATCTTGCGGCTCACGAACATCGCCAAGAACGCCACGACTGACTTCACCCTGCTGAAATCGGCCAACCTTTCTTCCTACACGAACCGCTATGACAAATTTTCGCTTACCGTGGGGTCGCTTGAAACAGGCTCGTATCGTTATGAAGTTTACGATACCAGTAGCACGGTTGGTGCAGCCGTTGCGGTGGTTGAAACGGGCTTGGCTTATGTCCAAGTAGTTTCGCTCACCTTCAACACCTTCGCCAATTCCATCCAGTACACCGTCTTCGGTTCGTCCGATGAGCGAGTGTTTGATTCCACCTTTGACCAATCCTTCGCATGAGCGTACAAACCCGCAGTCAGTTGGTAGCATCTGCTGCCACCATCACATCCGAAACCGCCGCAGGAGCGAACACCGCCGCCCGTGTGGGTGGACTATTCGATGACCTTGCCGATACCGCCACCTTGGACCGAGAGCGTGGCGTGGCCAACCTGTACCTGGACGAATCCAAGAATTTCACCCCGACCCAAGGGCAAGCCGTCAAGTTGACAACCCCGCTAAAATCGGGGCTGCTTTCAACCTACAACTTTTCACGCACAACCACCGCCATCACCTACACGGGGACAACGAGTGCGGCCTTGCGGGTGTCGGCAAGCATGGTGTTCTCGCAGGGGAACGGCAACCAAATAATCATCTACATCGCCAAGAACGGAACCATCATTCCGCAGTCCATGACCGACATTACCACGGGCCACAACAACGGCCATGCGGTTACGATTGAAGCCGTTCTGCAAGGTGCGCTGAACGACGAGTTCACCATCTACATCAACGCCGTGAACGATGGCGGTGCTATCACGATTTCGGCCCTCAACTTCACCGTACATACACTATGAGCAGCGTCAAACAATCGTTCACCCAATGGTTGGGTATTGAACACAAGGTCCCCGTGATGCTTGAAAATAAAGCGGGCAAGTACATCACTTATGGGGCGTTCAACGAGTACCCCTACTATCTGCTGGACAACTACCGCCGAAGCAGCAAGCACAATGCCATCGTCAACGGGAAGGTGAACTACATCGTGGGCGGTGGATGGCAACCAGGCGAGAAGATGACCGTGGAGCAGCAGGCCCGCTACGCCAAGTTTTTTGACGGGTTGAGCGAGCATGACGACCTAAACGACATCACCGAGAAACTCGTCCTTGACTTGGAACTATTTAACGGGTTTGCGGTTGCGGTGACATGGAATAAAATGGGAACCATTGCGAAAATGGAGCACATTCCCTTTGAAAAGATTCGTGTGGACAAGGACGAGCGGATGTTCCAAGTGGCCGATTGGTACGACGATGCAATGGTCCAACTCTACCCCAAAATCGGGGATGTCGAAAAGATTCCCGCCTTTGATGCTGACAACCGTATTGGCAAGCAGTTGTTCTATTACAGGGTCTATGCTGCAGGCGTTAAGTCCTACCCGCTACCCGAATACATGGGAGGCTTGGCTTGGATTGAAGCGGATGTGCAGGTGGCGAACTTCCACAACAACAACCTGCGCAATAACTTTTGGGGTGGGTATTTAATCAACTTCAACAACGGCATCCCGACACCCGAAGAACAGGGCGACATTGAGCGTCAAATCAAGCGCAAGTTTTCGGGGACCGATAATGCTGGACGCTTTGTGGTGACTTTTAATGATGATGTCAGCAAAGCCCCGACGCTTGAACCGCTGACCCCGAGCGACATGGACAAGCAGTTTGAGATTCTCAACAAGGCCATCCAGTCCGAAATCTTTATCTCGCACCGTGTCGTAAACCCCATGCTCTTTGGCGTGAAGACCGAAGGCCAACTTGGTGGACGGCAGGAACTGGTGGAGGCTTACGAACTATTCAAGGCGACCTATGTGAACGAC